GCCCTGCGACTGGTTTTACTATCATGCGCCCTAGTAATAAGGTGGTGGATGTGAGTAATCTTAAGGCCTATGCCGACACGCTTATTAAGACAAGTGAACGTATAGGTAAAATAGGATACACTAAAGAAGCAGGAGACCTAATTAGTAGATTGTCTAACTTAAATACTACTCTCTCTTTCAGTGATGCACATCACCTACGTTCTAATATCGTCGCTCTACGTAATGTACTTACAGAAGATATTGGTACCTCTAGAGCTGAAGCTATTGTTAATGAAGCTACAGGTAAGATCACACAGGCTATGGGTAAAGCCATGAATGAGTTTGGTGATAAGAATACTAAACAACTTTATGACAAAGCTAAGAAGATGTATAGGGAAGGATCCGACACAGTTAATAAGAAGTACTTACGTAAGCTCTTTGGTATAATGGAAGAGGATGACTTACAAGCAGTAGGTAAAGCTTTATATTCTGCCAATAACGCCGCAGATATAAGGAAGCTTAAAAGTGTTTTAAAACTACGTGAGAAACTAGCTCCTAAAGGATTTGAGTCAAATAAAATATTAGGTGAGTTCCAAGGTGCTTGGTTACAAGAAGCCTTTAAAGAATCATATGTAGAAGGTACTGATTTCTTTAACCCTAAAGTCTTAGAGAGAATTTTTAGTAATAAGAAGACTAATGCCGTTTATAAAGAACTCTTTCCTGAAGGTCCTAAACGTAAACTGATTGAGGATTTTGTCAAGGCTGCTAAGACTTCGTTTAGGCATGAAGATCCTGAGATGGGTTGGATTGTTAAGTACGCACAGACTTCTGCAGTGTTTGGTATACCTTTAACTGCAATGGGTGTAATAACAGGAACTATTCCTCTTACTGCTGGTGCCGCCGCTATAGGTACAGCAGCTTTTGTATTAAAGACTCCTGCTTTAGCTGGTAAGTATTTAGCCAATCCTAAGAAAGTGAAGGCATTGTCTACCTTAGTTAAACATGATCCTTCCAAAGCTATGATTAAAGGGGGCGTGACTGCTAAGGCTTTAGATAGTTTGTGGGATGCTATTACTAGTGATTATGAAGGAGCTGATGTTTCTTATCAAGAGAAGCAAGAACTTACAGAGTCTTTAAAGTCTGAAGAAGAGACAGCGTTGGGAGATATTCAAATGCAGAAACTAGGATTTTAATTATGTTTAGAAATTTAATGGAGATGTTTGATTCTTTTACTAAAGAAGGTATTATGCCTAAACCACATAATGGTAGGCTAATCTCTCAAGAAGAGAGTGATAGTATTAGACAGAATATTAAAGATGTAAAAGAAAGGAAGGAGGATTACACCCTTATACCTTTAGATCAGGAAGGCTACAATAAACGTAGGTCTTCTGAGTATGAGATAGATAGGTCTCTTAAGACACAAGATAAGAGACGTTCTTTGTTAGAGTCAGCTAAAGAAGAGGATAGGTTAACTGATATTGAGTATGAAGAATTAATGTCCTACCAACATTAAACCATAGGCAAATAAAAACCCTGAGTAACTTTAATAGGCTACTCAGGGTTTGTTACGTCTAAGGGTTATTAATACCAGTAGTTCTTAGGATACTCCTTATTATTATTATAGTTCTCATAAAACTTAGAGTCTAGTTTAATATCAGCCAAGGTTCCCATATTAGCTTCGCCTTCTGCTTCAATAGCTAGTTTAAACTTACCACTACCATTGCTATTAGAGTTCTGATAGAACTTATAGTCTACCTCTCCATAGTTATCAGCGTGGTTATTACCAAAGAAAGCAGAAGCATTGGTTGCTAGTACAACACTGGCTACTAACCCTACTCCCCACAAACATAGTCCATTAGCCAATGGGGATTTCTTACATGTATTCATCATAGTTATTTCCTTATTTTTAAAAGTTATAGATTGTTAGTCTACATTATAGCTGCTTAGTTCCTTTAAGTAAACTAAATTTTGAATTAATTCACTAATATTTTGTAGTCTAATAATAGTGAACCTACCAATATTATCTTCAATTACAAACTCATCCTCACATTTAGGATTAAGTCCTATCTTATATTCATAATAAGACTCTTCCAAATCATTAGCCTCTATCTTATTACCTAGAATACATCTATTATTAGTTAGAATTTTATAATCTAAATCTTTACTGTCCATTGGAAGACACCTCTTCTTCATTATGCTTAGTACTATCCTCGTCTAGACTATTAATCCATTCTTTAATTTGTTTACGATAGTATGTCACCATACCTCCTGCAATAAATCCTACAATAAAACTCATAATTATTTCTTTCCTTTCTTATCTAGTCTTTTATATTGCTCTTTAAGTTGTGCTTTAAGTCTCCAAATATCGTTAGTTGCAATACCGATACCTAGTAAAATACCATTGGCTACTTCATCCGGTGAGTAATAGTTACGCTGAGTAACTAAACCTTTAAAATGTTTAAGCTGAGTTTTACTAGCTTTGAGATGACGTTGTGTAACTTCAATCTCATCTTCCAAAGACTGTGAACATGTTGTATTGTACATAATTGTTATTCCTCTATAATCGATTGTAGTAACTCTGGATGTTCTACCTTAGCCATGGTACTGGCAATAAGAGTAGTCCACTGTGGTAGCCTATGAGAGGCTCTCTGTGCTATGATTGTACGTAGTACTTGGTAGTTCATACTCACTAGTCTCGTTTGTAAGTATCCTTCTGGTAAATCATTCTTCAATGATTCAATACTAGCTCCTTTCTCAATCTCTCTATTAAGATATTCTAAGTAAGTACCTAGGATAGGGTATTCAAAATGATCTTGGGTTAACTTCTCCTTCTTCAATGTATGCATTGTAGACGCACTTAGTCCAGTAGTACCTACTTTATAAGTATCAAACTCAGACCAGAAGAATCGTGGTGCTTTAACCAAGACCCATATCTGACATTGTCTAATGAACTTACTATGACTAGGGCCTTTAGCACTGAGGTTCCTAGCTACCTTAGTCATCCTTTCATATTTACTTTGGTCCCAGAACTCCTCTACATTCTCTGATTCTTTATAGAAGCTAAGGGCCATCCCAAGTAGAGCTTCTTCATACCCTGCTTCTTTAACTATTTTAACTTGCATAGGGTAGACTCCATAAGTTTATTGGCGGTAGCCTAAGTTCAGGCCAATTAATCTTTGTGTTATTCTCCATTATTATCCTTATTAATAATAGTCTTCCGTGGTCTCCCACGTTTCTTAGGTGCTGTCAATACTACATCCTTTAAGAAAGCTTGTGCATATAATCCTAAATGATTATTACAAAGTCCTCCTAAAGGAGTAGCACCCATAGCTAATAACTTATCACATTTAAGTTTTAAATTGTTCAAAGCTAGATCAGCTACTACGATGTACTCTTTATTCATATTTAACTACTCCTCTTAATTGTTAGTGGGTTCTTCGACTAACAAGCCTTAAAGACTTCACCTATTGCCTTATACAGTATTTATTTATCTAACAACCCTTCAAAATTAGAGGTTGACTCTAATAGATACTGCCGTATATTCTCAATACTTTGTAAAGTATCGCCTAATAGACCTAAGCCTAGATTACATTTACTACATAAGACGCCTCTTATCTCTCCTGTATAATGATCATGATCTATACAAAGGTTCTCAGTTTCTTTACAGACAAAACATTCACCATCTTCTACTAAGAAGAGATACTCATTTTTAGATAAGGTATATTTATTCCATATAGTACTATATTTCATTTTATCTAATATAACGTCTTTATTATCTTGATAGTTTTTAGTTGATTGTTTATTCCTTTTAGCTTTATTAGCCTCATGATAGGTCTTTTGATATTCCTTATAACAAGTATTACATATGTTATGTCTTTTTAATGCTCGGTACTTACTCCAGTTCTCTTCAGCTACTAGAGCGGTCTCACATTTCCTACAAACCCTTATCTTACTGGACATGCTCCTCCTTCACAATCCTGTATCTCAAGATCCTCCATACGTAGGTTACCTACTTGTGTAATAGGTGTTACTTTTTTAGACATCTCGTTATATTGTTCTTCAGTAATCTCTTCAAACGGGGCTTGTGCAAAACCATGTTCACTATGTAAGAGGAAAGATACCGACTTCACATTAATATAATTAACTGATAACCATTTCCTAATAGTATCTAATTCTTCTTTCTTATAGTAAATAGTAACGCTGACACTATTATCAGACCATTCTGCTTGCAGTCTTTTAATAGTTTCTAGTTGATCAATAGCTGTCATATCAGCAGCTACTGTAGTACCTTTAGGAAACATTGAAGGGAAGCTAACAATTACTGTAGTATGGTCTTCAGTACCGTCAAAGTTACGTTTATACTCTACTTCAAAACCATGCTCACGACAGATATCTACTAAGTCTAGATTAACATCCATTGAAATACGCCGAATAAAATACTGACTATATCCTGGATGTCCTCCTGGAGTTACTCCCGCTAGAAGACTTAACGTACCGCTAGGTTTTGTAGTTGTTAGTTTAATACTAGGATTAAAACCATGTTCTTTACTATACTCTTTATCAAGTACTCTTAGATATTTATAAGCTTCTGTCAACCATTGTTTCTGTTCTTCAGATGCTTGCATATATCCTGTGACACCAATACCCATACGCATATTCTCATTAACAATTTCTTCAGTTTCTTTAGAAGAGACATCAGGTAAAGCTAGTGAGTGTTTATTAATACGATATAAGTAATAAAGCACCTCCGTTAACTCGTCATAAGTCTCAATATTAGGTAGGAAGACTTCGGCCAAACAACATGTTTCATGGTTAGCTAATGACTGCTCTGCACAAGGGTTATAGATTTCTACATCAGGGTCAGGGTATTGGAATTCTCCTGTACGTCCCATCCTACGAGAGGCTTCAATATTAATAAGGCCATAGGGCTCACCATTTCCTTTATATCCTTCCCAGAATTCCTCTGGTAGTTCATCTGTATTAGAACATACTACAGAGTTATTAGACATCGCTCTCCAATTAGGGATATCAAACAAATCCCAGCGTTTAGCTCGAAGGTAGTCTAAATCATCTGCATCTCCTAAAGCTAGAAGGGCTGATCTCCTTACATTACCTGCAACAACCACACTACCAATGATATTCATAATATCCAAAGCATCAATAGGACGTAGTTTATTACCAGAGCGTGAGTTTAATAGTCCTACGATTTTATCAATACCATCTACAAGTACCTCACCACCACTAGCTGTACCACCAAAACCTTTAATAGGTAGCCCTTTAGCCCTAATGAGATGTGTTGCATATGTAAAACCTTCTCCGGTATAGAAAGCCGCTTTCAATGTCTTACCTAAAAGCTTAACCCATCCTTCCCTAGAATCAGGGACAATAAAATCTGCGCCATTATCATCTACACGTTTAATCTTAATCTTCTTCTTGATCTTAGGTAGTTGATACACGTTCTCTTTCTGGATATTAAAACCTACACCACAACCTAGCATAAGTTTTTCAAACGTCCATGTAAAAGGGCGAATAGGTTCATTTACTACTACAGCGGCGCAGTTTTGTAAGGAAGGTAGACCTAGCTGAGACACAGTGCGTGTACCTAATTGCCATAAGAATCTACCAGCAACAGTACCTTTAAGAGATAACATAATGTCTCTTATGTCTTGTTGTTCTTCTTTAGTAAACCCACAACCTAATTGTTTATTTGATGCTTGTACTACACGTTCAACTGTGTCTGCCCATTCTTCTTTATTGCCTTTATTATCTAGATCTCTAGCATAGGTACGTTTATATGTAATATATCCTGTAGGTCCCCAAGGTGTTTTAATACTCTCCATTCATCATCTCCTCTAGTTTCTGTTTATAATGCCAAGCTTTATCCATGTCTTTATTAGCTCCTTCTTTCTTACCATCACGTAGACTATATTTAATAATGTTACCTTTCAAGAAACCAATGAACTCTTCATGATTCAATACAGCCTCCATAACTTCCCAAGGTTGCATACCCATAGTCTTATAGTGAGTACCTTCTACTTGAATCTCATTGGCACTACCCATCTGTAAGCACCTCGGCAATGTTAGCTTTCTTCCATCCTTCAGGTTTGAGTACCTTTCCAAATTCATTCTTCTGAACTTTACCATTAACCATTACCTTCTTCATATTAGCATCATGGATAGCATCAAATACTTTCTTACCATCTACTCCCATGTTATTAAGCAACCCAATTGTTACATAGATAAGATCAATAGCTTCACTAACTACTCGTACTTCTCCATCAGCAATACCTAAACCTGTGTCTGCATATTGCAAAGCTGCTTCAATAAGC